CTGCTCGGGCGTGGCTTTGTCCGTACCGGCAACGGCCATGGCGTGAAGCTGGCGCGCGGCGTTCATTAAATCTTCCGGGTCGGTGACGCCAAGCCCAGAGAGCAAGCTCGCCGGGTCGTACTTTGCGCGGTCGCGGTCCTTCGTGTATGACGTTCGATGCGCCTCGAATTGAGACATTTTCTCGGCCCACTCCGCGCGCTCCTGCTCAAGGGCCTTGCGCTCAGAATCCAACTGCATACGCGAGCGCTTCTCTGCTGCGTGAATCTTCTCGATTCGCTGCTCTGCCTTGGCGTCCTCGGGCTCGGGCTCGGGTTCTGTCGCTACGGCCTCTTCCTCAGGCCCCTCCTCTAGCTCGGACTCCTCTTCGGACTCCTCTTCGGGGCTGGCTTCGACCTCTGCGGGCGCTTCTGTGGCCACGTCTGCGGCCGGCTCGCCTAAATCATCAAGTTCCGCGATCATGGCGGCTTCGTCGATCTCTTGGGATTCTTCTGATTGCTGTAGTTCTTCGTCCATTTTGTCCTACCTGGTATTTTTCTCAAGCCATCGGTTGCGGTGGCATCGGTGGGGGCTGGGGTGCCTGTAACTGTGCGGTCTCCTGCTGCTTCCGGTTTTGTTCGGATAGCATGAACGCGGCCATTGTCGACCATGCGCGCAGGGCTTCTAAGATTTCTTCGGGGGCGTTGTCGTTCGTGGCCATCAGATAGGCTTGCTCGAATCGCCACACGCCCATCTTGAGATGCTGGAACGGCTCCGGGGTCAAGCCCGTTTTGCCGTCGAGGATTGCCTCGATGCACATGTCAATGTTCTTTTGAGCGGCGGTGTACATCGACATCGCGCTTTCTAGGTCTGGATGTTCCAGCAGTGCGCGCGTCTCGTCAGTCGTGATGATGCCGGCCTGTGCGTATTCCATCACAGTCTGCACTCGGCCCGCTGGTGTTTTACTTACGCGTGACGCGGCTTCGAGCTGCAAATCAACCTCGGACATGTCGACATCTTCCCAGCGGAATTGCTTCTTACCGTAGCGGCTCTTCCGACGCACAACGGGAGCTTCAGCCCCTAACTGCTTGCATTCGTGCAGTATGAGCCAAACGATGTCGAGCACCATCTTCTCAAAGTCCTGCTCCTGGATGGCGAATCGCTGCGTGGTTTGGTCCCGATATTCCCTTAGAGCTACGGCCGACTCTAGCCCGGCTGGCTTTGCGGAAGTTGCCGCCAGCTTGGACACTCCGAACTCTTCGTATGCCGAGCTTTCCATTTTAGCAAGCCAGTTGAATTGCTCCGGCGACACTGCCTGGGGGATCACAGTCTTAGGAATATCGCCGCGGTAGACCATAAACGTCCCCGCTCGGTTCGTTGTCTTGATTGCGATATCCGAGTCTTCCTGGCGGATATAAGTAGTCGGGGCAGAGTGCTGATCGATCTGGCGGTGGATTTGCCAGCCGAGGCGATTTATCGAGCGTTGGTGCCCGGTGATTCTCTCTGCTCCAGAAATGCCGTAATAGGACCCCTGGCGCTCAGTCCAGCGGATGACCGCGAACGGGAATCGGGGGCCGTCCCATGCTTCGTCGAAAAGGTCCACCCCATCGATGCAAACGACGTGGCGGCCTGGCGCGTATCCGGGCTTTCCCTTGACGCCAAGCGGCAGGTACCACGATTCGATCACTACGACTTCGTGCGATCCGACCGGGCGATACCCCGCCCAACTGCCAGACCTTCGGAAATCTTCTGATTCCTGCGCAGACTCGATGGTGGATTTCTTCTTAGGGAATTTTGAGGCCAGTTTGGCCTTGTCGATGAACATTCGGTGGTGCATCTGCTGGGGCGGTTTGCCCCGAGACTCGGCGTCGTCAACGATGATGTCATCGATCATCACAGAATCCACACAGATCTCGCCATTGACATCCCTGGAGACCTTTACGAGCCCTGTGCCCTTGAGCGAGCACGCTTTGAAGGCGCGCTGTGCGTGCTTATGGACACGATACCGTTTTACGAGGCCATCAGAATAATACCCAAGATGATGCGCTTGCCGCTGCTCGGAGAACTCCGCGCCATCGGTCATGAATCGGCACCGGACCTCAGTTGCTGAGATTGCGGCCGCGACAGTGTCAACGCTGGAAGCAATCACATTCGTGATAACATGCGCGCCGCCTCCGGTCTCACGCGCATACGTGCCGGACATCTGCGACGGGTCGTACAAAATTGCAAGCTTCTCGAATCGGTCAAACTTGTCAAACTGGTTTTGCTCGACTGCTTGAACGTATTGGATAACTTCTGAGTGTACCGAGCCGCGCGGCTGTTTATTCCATTCCGTCATTTACCTCCGGGCGGGTGAATCCGGGCGGTCTTTCGCGCCCATCGTCGAACCCGAACGTACTGGGATCCATCAGCGGATCGCCGGACATGATCGCTTCCGCCTCGAATGACTTGGAGGGTGTCGGCGTGGAAAACTGGCTAGCAGTGGCGGGAGTTGCCGGCGTGAATATTACTTGCACACCATCTAGGCGTAGTTCTGAGACTCCTGCTTCACGCAGCGCTACAGACTTGTCTAATAATAGTTCTATGAGCTTCTCCATCACCACTGATGATCAGAATAGTTCGAATCATCCATAGAATACGTGTCGTCGAAGCTGCCACTGTCCGCGCTGTCCGCATCAGGAACGGCCTCGAGGTCGGTTCCCTGCTGAAAGTGACGCGAATCCTCGACGCGCTCGGAGTTCATCAGGTGCGAAGCTTCCCGCCGAGCGTAGATTAGAGCGTCAGTGCAATCGTTCCTAGCCGCCTTGTCTTCGCGGAGCTGGCCATACTCGTTTATCACCCACTGCAGATCCAGCAACTGCTTCTCAAGCTCAGAGCCGCCAATAACAACGAGCCGACCGTCGACCAAATCGCCGTTGGTTAGCTCTATATTGTCGTGCTTGTTCTTCTTGTCGGCTGGGATAGTTCTCACCCCGTAGACCTCCTTGAGTTCGTCAAGCACGCCCCCGCCCATTCCAGCGGTATCGGCCACGATCGAATCAGGCCACCCGGTCACGCCTATACATCCCTCGGGATTTTCAAGGTTCGGCCACTTGCTGCCATCCTCGGGGTCTTCGCCGACGAGCAGACACGCAATCTTCCGCGCATACATCTTCTTCGCGCTGAATTCGTAGATATGATAGAGCTTCTTGCTCGTATCCGAGGGAGACCATGCGAGGACTTGCAGCGCGTAGGGGTCGCTGTGGCCCATATCCTGGCCGTAGGAATATCTCCAGTCTGAGAATTCTTCGGGCAAAATCGCGAACCCGTTTCGGTCAATCTCTGGCTCCCAGCGGTTGAAGAGATTCCCGTCTTCGTCGTAGATGCTGTACTTGTAAATATTCTCAGTGTCATCCGCTGCCCACTCGCCGAGATACTCGCGACGCCACACAGGGTTGTCATCGCTCCACCCCTTTGCGCGCTTGTTCCGGTTCGCGGCGCTCCACAGGTTGCGCATCACCTGCTTCTCTGCCGCGCCGTCTTCCATCGTCCAGTGATGCCGGCTCCACTTCTCCCAGCCTGCGAATTCTTCCAGCTCCCGGCTTTCGTACAGGCGCGAGTCATCACCGTTGCTGCGGGTCATCTCGTAGAACTCGCCGCGCAGGGTCTTGCCGGGGGTCCCGAAGCAACAAAGGGTGCCGTTGAAGTCGCCGAGCCGGGGGATGATGATCCGGTTCAGCATATTGTCGAACAGCGAATCAGAGTAACTCGCAGACTCATCAATGCCGACTTCGTGGAATGGCTGGCCGCGCAGCTTGTCAACGCTCTTCTTGTCGTCCGCGCCGACTAGTCGCAAAGTGCTGCCGTTGTGCAGGAACGTACATTTGAGCTTGGATTCGTTAAAGGTCGCGGCAATCCCGAGAGACTCGCAAAGCTCCTTTAGGGGTGCCCACATGAACTCTTCGGCTTGCAAGCGAGAGGTAGCGACGAAGCAGCAGCGGGCGCGGTTCGTCTTCAACATGCGAATCACAAAACGAGCGCGCATTGCCGTAGTCTTGCCGCCGCCACGGGCCACGAGCGCGCAAACGCGGATAGAGTCGTCTTCGACAAACCAGCGTTGCTTTTTGTGGCAATCAGATAAAATCTGGTCCACGAGCTCGCGCCAGTCTATGCGAGCGCTGTCTTTCCGATTGCGGTGCCGGTGACTAAGCCAGGCAACCGTGGAGGCGCGAAACGCCACTATTCATTTAGCACTTTCCAATACGAGGCGACTTCGGCGGGGACCATGAACACATCACAGTTTCCGTCTCTGAGCATCCGCTTGATCCGGAATTGCTTGAAGTCGGGGAGAAATGTCATCGTGTGGCGGTTGCTGGGGTTGAGCCTGCCATCGCCGTCACGCTGATCGAGCGAAGTCACAGACCCGCGCATATCGAAGCCCGGGCCGTCGTGCGACTCCCGGAACGAAATGTAACCGACTGGCACAGAGCGCACAGAGTCAAGGTTTGGGGTATCGGGTGTTTCCCTAGGGACTTGTCGCGATTGCTGTTTTTTGCTTGTCATTTGGATTCCTTCGGGTAGCGGATTGCGATTGGCTTCCAGCGAGCCAGCGGCAAAACCTTCTTCAGCTTGGTAATCACGGAAGTTTTCGCGGCGAAGTGGAACGGCTTCGAGGGGTCTATTCCGGCATAGGCCAGCATCCCGGATGCAATGCCAAGCCGGCGCTGGAGGTGCTTTACGTAGCAATAAACGATGAACGGCACTGGCCTGTCATCGACTTCGTAGCCGTCCATCACAGCTATGAAGCCGTGCAAGTCAAAGCGGCGATCGTCCTCGCCCGGGTAGTATGCGACAAACACCGAGACATCGTCCCGCGCTACAATCTTGTCCCACTGCGCGCCCATGACGTCCTGCCAGTCGGCCATCGAAATCATCCCCGCCGCGTGGGCGTGTTTGTAGCCGCTCAAAAAGGCAGAGCGGACGAAGTTTAGATCCTCAGGCTCAGCAGGCCGATACGCGAGGGCGCTCAATCTCCGACACCGTCGAGGATCCGCTCGTCCTTCGCGTCCTGCATCGCGCTCCACTCGTCATAGGGCATCCCGTCGCCGAGGGGCTCGGTATCTAAGACATTGTCGGGGCATGGCTGGGATTTGCCCATGCGCACCTCTGAAATGCGAACAGTTCCACGAACAGCGCTAAGCATGCGCGGCGAGGATTCCTCGCACTTCGGGCAATCCTGGTGGGCCTTCTCCTCGTCCGAGTCTCGCCGGTCAAGCAGACGATCAAACGGACCATGGCTCCGGCACCGGAATTCGAGCATCACAGGGATCATACCTAGGGATAACACGCAATGCCGTAGCGCGGGGTGTCACGAGACCGTGAGCGCGTTCGACGCGTTTAGCGCGGGGCTAGTGGCCGAGTAAACCGGTGCCGATGTCGAGTTCGCTCGCCCACTCGACTAGGGCTCTGCGCCGAGACTTGGAGATATTCTCAAGAAAATCTTTGACCACTTCATCCTGCTGCTCGTCGCTCAAGTTCTCGATTATCGACGCCTCGTGCTTCTCCTGCTGCCGCGCCTCAGCGTTGAGCTGTGACACGCTCTTGCTCAGCGTGTTGACCGCCGCTGTCAGCTGGTAATCAAAGCCACCGGGGGGAAGTTCCTCGCGACGAACTCGCACAATTTCGAGATGAGCCTTGCACTCGTCCCGAGCCTCGATCAGCAGCTGGGCCCGCTCGTCGATCGTCACAGCGCCGGGGTTCTCGGCCGGGAGCTGGCCCGCTGGGATTGGCGTCCCCATTTCAAGGTCCCAGTCGTCCAGCACATCGCGGAGAGCGTCGACCATGCCAGCTCCGAAGCCTCGGGTTGCTCGCCACGCGTGCTCGGTGACTGCGGCAATGGCCGCGGCGTGCTCCGGTCCCACTGGCTGGCCACGCGTGCATTTCTTCTGGATTGCGTTGATCAGCCGGATACTGGCCCTATTTGTCAAATCCTCGGAGAAGTTTCGAGGCTCTTTGGGCATATTCTCAGTCGTTTTATCCATTATTCTCGCACTTTTACACTTTCAACTAAAAATTGGGGAAAAACTCGCACACACC